ATCTCCAGCAAGGTTGTCCATCTGAGTATCAGCCATTTCCTGTGCCGCACCCTCAGAGTTATCTATTGCTTCAGTAAGTTCGTCCCACCGTTCTGCACTTGTGCCCAGCAGTGCGTTGACGTTCTTCAGGTCACGAGCGTTGAACGTCTTGTTGATGATGTCCGTTCTCTTCTCGTCTGTCATGCCATCCATTGCGCCCTGCATGTCGATGAAAATGTCTTTCAGAGACCTGAGGTTGCCCTGAGCATCATACGCTTCAACGCCGAGTTCGCCGAATGTTTTTTCGAACTTTGCGCCTTGTATTGACGTGAGGATGTTTCTCAGTGCCGTTCCGCCCTCAGCGCCCTTTACGCCGTTGTCGGCTAATATTCCGAGCGCTGTCGATAGTTCTGTCGTGCCGCCTCGCAACACCTTTGCAGTTCCGCCGACGGTCAGCATAGCCTCGCCAAGCTGTGCAACGCTTGTGTTGGACTTTGACGCCGCCTTAGCCATTTGGTCTACCATTTTAACGGTATCTTCCTGTTCGAGTCCGAGTGCCGAGCTTGCGTCCGTAACCATGTCTGACGCCGCCGCCAAATCCATGTTACCTGCCGCCGCCAAATTGAGGACAGACGGTAGCATCTCCATCGACTTCTGTGTATCGTAGCCAGCAAGTGCCATGTAGTTTAAGGCGTCCGCCGCTTCTGTTGCGCTGAACTTCGTGTTCTTGCCCATTTCCTGAGCGTACTCACGTAGATTCCCCGAAAACTCGCCCCACGCAAGTTCAACAGTTCCAGTCTCGTCTGCTAATTCGTCCATCGTCTTGCCCATAGTCGCCGCGACCTGAGACATCGACGAGTCAAACTGCATGCCCGTCTTGACTGACGAAACGCCAAAAGCACCAATGGCGGCTCCCATCCCAAGAGCCGCCACGCCTATCGCCTTTTTGGATTTTTCAACAGCCGCAACCATACCGCCGCCAGCTTTAGCTGTTGTACCTTTTGCCGCCATTAGCGCACGGTCATATTCACTTGAATCAAGCGTCAGTGTCGCTACTAATTCAAATAGATTCATTGCTTAACCCTTCCAACTTGTCGGATATAGATGATATTATCTCTTCTGCCGTACGCTCTTCCTGATGCTCGTTATTCATTACTTTTTCAAGCAGTTCGATGTACCTCATCTGCGCTACCTGCCCGCCGAATGCATTTGCCAAGCTTTCGTTGATAGACTTCAGCCTGTCAGTCACGTAAATTTGATACGCCTTTCGCTCCTGCTTTCGGTTGTGCTCGTAGATGCAATGCTCAATAAGGTACACTCTTCCCATCAGGTCAAGTTTTTCGAGGTCTACCGTGCTACAGTACTCACCATACTCGATGCCCCCAACCTGACCAACGAATCGAAAAAACTCAGCACACCTGCATCCGTCAATAATTCTGCTACGTTAGCAAGGTATTCGGACATCGTGTGCTTATCAACGTCCTCAGGGTCGACGAAGCACACGAGCGCCAACAGTTCAAGCGTCTCGTCCGCATTTGTTTCAAGCATAGCCTCAAGTATAGCAAACAGGTTTTCACGCGCCTGATTCGCGAACGCAATGCGCCGTTCTTCTATGCTCTGCTGGACGTCTTCCCGTGTCTCGATTTTTTTCGTCTCAATCTCAGGCATCCTCTGTCGTATCTCAAGCACCTTTGTGGCAGTCAGCCACTTGTCAGCCGCGATTCGAATCCTGTTGGTCTGCTTCAGAAATTCGCGTGGCGTACAGTTAGCAAGCGTTTTCATCTATATCCTCCCTTAGTTTAGCGTTTAGCTCGACTTTGCAGTAACCATCACGCTACCAACTGCGTAAGCCTTGCTGTTCGATGTGACAACAACGGCGACTGTAATGTACTGACCTGTCGTCGCAGTGATTTCGTCACTGCCGTTCCATGATGTCCAGCCTGTCGAAAGAACCTGCTCATAAGTAACGGATACCGACTCGGAGCCGAGTTTGTACTTATAAGACTCACCTGATGCTGGCGTGTATCCTGATACTGTAATAGCTGTCTTTCCGCTCGATGAACCTGCGAACGAAGCAAGTCTCAGATTGCGAAGTCCACTGCCCTCAAGCGAATAGAACACCATAGGCATTGTGTCCTGAGACGCAATGGAAACGTGTCCTGTCAGATTGACCGAAACCTGTCCTTTGCCGTTCTTCGTTGTCTGTAGGCTGAACCCGTCTGTTGACAGTGCGTTCTTAAGCTGTACCGCAACAAGCCCGCCATCGGCTCTGTCGCCTACCCACCAAAGGTCTGAAAAGTCAGTCTGACTCAATTCTCTTCTTGGCACGACCATGCCGCTTGCCGCTGTGATATCAGCCGCACCAAGCGCAAGCCTTATAGACTCAGCCGATGTGCCCAGTGATGTAAACTCAAACCCGCAATCCCAAGAATCGAGATGCTTCAGTTCCTTCATGTTGTTCGGACAGTTGTCTACGTCTTCGCCAAGGTCTGAGTACTCAGCAGTGCATCTGACGGTGATTCCGCCTGTGGTAGCACAGATAATATCCGAGTCAGACGGTGCTGTCGGCGATGATGGGTTGAACGTCTTAAGAAGCACGCCCGCGTCCATCTGCATTTCCTCAAAGGTATTCTGAGGAATTACTGTAAATCTACCTGCCATATTTTTCCCTTTCTACGGAGCTAAAAACTCCGCCATGATGTTGATATAAATTCTTCTCGTCGTGTCAGTCTCGTCGCTCATTCTTTGAGCGAAAGGCTGGCCTCTCGTCACATACAAATACCCTATGTCAAGCGGTATACACTTGACCTGAATCAAGTCGTCGGATATTTGTTCCGCCTTTTGCGATATTTCGCTCCAGCTTAGCGTGTTCAACTTCCATATTGACGCTGACATTGTTATCGGCTTGTTCAAGCTGTCAGTTGCCACGTCATAGGTGATATAGAAATCGCCCCTGTTTTCATCAGGGACGGTAGCAGTCTCATACGCTGGTATTCCGTATGAATTCCAAAATGAATGTATTGCTTGGCTCTTGTCCATACTCTTCTCCTATGACGGCAACGTCCATTCCTCAGCTTCGACGTACCTCAGGTCAAGACCAGCGCTGTTTGGTGTACGATTGTCGTCTCCGTCTGTCGTCACACGGAATATCTTGCCATCGCTTTCGCGCCTGAATACGTCATGGTATTCAAGCGTCAGTGCTTTTGACGTTAGCACGCTATACCTTCCGACTTCTTGAGAAGCCTCGCCAATGCGTGCTTCAATTGATGTATCAAATGCAATCGCCGCCTTGAACTGTGCGCCGCTTGTCCACGTAGTAAAATAACCACCATAGCCGTCAGGCGTCACTTGTTTATTCATGAAAGTGCACACTTCCATAGCCTCGTCAACTAAACTCATATCTTCCTCCATCTGTTCAACTCGCTGGCAAAAGTGGATTGCCATGTCGGATTGCTGTTCGAGTTGGCGTTCCCCTGACCCGCGCCAGCCTTTGTATAGCTGTAGCCGCCGAACGATTCAGAACTATACGGGGACGAGACCGCTTCCCCATACTTATTTACCCAGCCTGAAATCCGCTCCGATAGGTCGATTACTGCAGGAGGGACAGCCATCGCCCATATCGCACCCTCGAACGCCTCGTCTGTCAATATAGCCTCGCCATACTTATGAACGCCGTCGTTAAACACGGAACCCATGATGCGAAAGAACTGACCGTCCTGCAACGAGCCTTCAGGCAATATAATCTGTCCGTCGATTATGGTAAATTTGCCGTATATTCTTTTGCGTACAAACCAATTCCTTAACTCTTGACACAGTTCAGTCAACATGGTTAAATCTCCTTCTTTTTCCGCTTTTTAGGCTTTTTCTGCTCCGTTTTGATAACTACTTTGTTCGAGTCATTTTCTGCGCTCTCAGGCTGAATTTTGCCGTTCTGCACGGCTTCTATAAGCACTTCTCGGCACCTGTTGCGCGTAGACGCCAGCTCAGCAACCCTGTCCTCACTGACCTTTACGCCCGCACGAGGGAACACGTCCCCCGCACGGTAAAGGTGCTTGTTGTCTTGTAGGTCTGCGAACTCCTTAAGTACCTTGTACATTATGCTCCCGTAGTCTCAGTCGCAGTAGCGATAAACAGACTGTTAGGGTTGTAAAGTACAGGCATAAACAGAGCGCTCGCCTTTGTCCACAGCACGGACGGGTCTTTTTCTGCCCACTGTGTAATCGCAACGTATGGTGACTCGCCGCTTGTTGATACGTCAAGAAGCTGAGCAACGTCAAGTTCTGGCGAATCGCCCCACAGACCGACACCAAGATTGCCGCCAGCAGTGCGTGCGAAGAATGTGACTTTGTTTGCAGGATAGTATCTCGCAGTTGTGATGCTTGGTCTGCCGTCAGCACCCTGTGTTGCCGATGCACCGTATGTCAGGTCATTTGTTACAATCTGCTCAATTCCGAACTCTTCGCTCAGGTATGCTTCAAGTGCGCTTCTGCTAATCAGGACTCCATCGCCGAGTACGCCGTTGACTGCTTTCTGAATTGCGGAGTTCTGACGCAGTTTGTTGACCATCTTCCTTGATGTAAAGATTCCAGTAAGGATGACGCCCTGTGCAAGAGCGGCATCTACGATGTCCTGAATCTGGTCTGGAATGCTCTTAGCCGCGCCAGTACCGAAATCGAGTGATAAGCCTTTGTTGCCAGCAGGTACGCCGTAATCAACGGTCAGGTCAAGGTTATTCTCCTTGATTGTAATCTGACCTGTTGCGAGAAGTTCATTCTTCGCTACCTTTGTACGTGTGATAACCTGTTCTGCAAGTCTTGCGCCGTCACGGACAACGTAGTCGTAGAGCTGTGTGTCGCCCTGTACGCCGCTTCTGAGAAGCGCTCTCAGTCTTTCGCTCTGATTAATCTTTACCTTAATCAGGCCTTTCTCAATGTTATGAGTGTCGATTGGCACTCTGAAAGTTGTCTGTGATTCAACGTCGAAGCCGTGGAACTGTGCCATCACAGGAATCTGATATTCGCTTGCAATGCTCTCCCACTCAGCTACGAGGTTGTCCGTCTTGATGTCGCCGAAAAGCTGGTCGGCTGGGTCGTTCGGTCTTGCAATCTGGAACGGAACGTCGAGCCAGTCAGTCTTTGGAACAAATCCGAGTATGTTGTTTTCCCATCTAATTGGCATGGTTTTACCTCTTTCTTAAACATAATCAAAGTAACGCATCATGTGACCGCACGAAACTCTTGTGTCTACGTATATCGGTGTTACGATACTTCTGAACTGCTCACAGAAGTACAGGTCTTCGGACAATTGCGCCCTGTTGTTGTACTCGACCCATCGGAAATACGGATACTGCATTCTCTCAAATATTTCCCTATGAATGAGCGCACAACCAAGACCACTGCCTCTGATTTGTACTTTCGTTATGCCGTTCTCTCGCAGTTTCAGGAGTTCTTCAGCCTTGTATGCGTCTTCTGTAACGTAATCTTTCCCGCCGAACTTGAATGCGGTGGTACGCCTGTTTGTGTTCGCCATGTTCGTTGGTCGTGACAAGCAATACCCTACAACCATGCAGTGTCCAAGCGGATAGCTCTGTTCGCTCTCAAGCAAATTCGTAAGAGCGTCCTTTGGAACAATCTCATCGTTGTCTACCGTGAGCACGTAATCATATCCCTTATCAAGCATAGTCTGTGCAATCTTGTTCCGAGCATTAGCAACGTCGTAGCCCCTGATAAAATCAAAGTCTACTTCGTTGCCGCCTTTATCAAGTTCATAAATGCTTTTGAATGTATCGGGATAGATGTTCTCGTACGTTGGCACCGCTATCAAAATTCTCATATAATCTCCTTTATCAGTTGCACAACCCTTTCACTTGAACGACCGTCACACGCTCCCGCTGTTCTTTCTCTGCATCTGATGTCAGCTTCTTGCGGTTTGTCTGCCGCCCTCAGTTCCGATACCAGCCCGCATTCGTCCGTGCAGTACCTTGATGCGTATTCCTCAGGATAGCAGAGGTACATGCCACGTCTGCTGACATAGCCTGTCTCCTTTTCGTAAAGCACGACAGGCTTGCCAAGCACATGAGCGTCAAGCATGATACTGCTGTAGTCCGTGACAAGCACATCACAGTCGATAAGGTACGGCGTCGACGGTTCGTCTTTGGAAACCTCAACGATATGCTTGTACTCCTTGTCCAATAATCGTTCGGAGTTCATGTGCGCCTTGACTACCAGCACCTCGTCATCTGACAGATGTTTGTCAATCTGTGCCCAGTCC